GAGAGTATTTACGTGCATATTGTATAATAACTTCTGGTAAATCAAATGTTGGTATACGTTCACGATAGTAATCAAGTACGTATCTATTTTTATTAGAGTCAATACCCATTACAACAATTACTTGGTAATCTGACGTAGAAGTAGCAGTTGCTGCAATATCAACACCCATATATACGTTTAGTGGTATTGATTCACCTTTCCAATCTAAAAAACAAAATCTATCTTCACTTTTAAATACACCATTATGATAATTAATTCTATCTATTCTAAACGAAGCTGCGGATGCATCACGTGCATCATTCATATATTCTTGTGCAAACTTGTTTAACATACCTGCTTCAGCAAACTCAGCCTTTTTACGTTCTAACTTAGATAATGGAAATTGTTCTTTCCATATAGGTTTTTCATTTTCTATAGCTCTATAAAAATTTAAATCCCAAGGATATAGCTCATTATTTTGTTTTGCATCATTAAATCCATCTATTGTCATTTGTAAAAAACTATCAAAGTGTACAATTGTACCAGATAACCATATCCAACCCTCACGTCCCGGAGATTCTTCTAATGCTGGATATACAGTAGATACAACCCATTTTTTTATTTCTGACCTACGTTCTGGTGTTTTAGTATTTAATTCTGATTCAAAGTCATCTAGTATTATACCAGTATAGCGTACATCTATTTCTGTACGTCCACGCAATCTTTGACTAGTACCCTTTGCAATTATTCTATCTCCCTTAGATGTAACTAAATCTTTTTCTGTCCAACGTTTACCAGCTAAATCTCCTGATAATTGACCAAAGTAGTATTGTATTGACTTATTAGTTTCTAAGTGATTACGTATATACTTTAAATGGTCGATAGCCTGACCTTGTTCTTCGGCTACCCAAGCTATAAAATTACGTTCTTCTGCTGGGGAAAAACATATTTTGTGCAGTATAGCTGCTTTTGCTAGTATAGACTTACCAAAACCCCTAGGCATTATGTTACATACACGTGCGCCCGGTTTTGTTGTTATAAGTTTCTTAGCTACTTCGTAGTGAAATGGTGGGGATTGGCTTTTATTTAAAAAATCATTGGGTAAGAATGCACGTCCAAAGTAAATAAGGTCGTTTAAACAACGTGATAGTACCTCTTCTCTTTGCGATAACTCTGATGGAGGACTTATGATATTGAATACTTTATCTTTTTCCAAGGTTCTGTGCTATTTAATTCTTCATAGTGATGTTTTAGTAGACCAAATGCAAAATCAATACGTTTTATTTCTTTTTTCTTTCTACCTGAGAATCTAAATCTACTCATTACTTTCTTCCAAGACGTTTTCTGCGTGTGCTATTTGCTTTATTTCATCTGCTTCTTTTAGTTTTTGTAACTGTTCCCTTGAAAAACCTTGAAATACAGTAAGAGCCTCACGTTTTTCTTCTTTTGGAAACATATCTTTTATTTTCATTAACAATTCAATCGCACGTAGCTTATCAGAATCCTTACCATCTAGGTTTTCTATTACTTCTTTAGTTTTTTCAAACAAATAATCCCTATTTATTCCTATTTTGTCTAGAGATTCTATGTTCTCTTTGCTTATCATACTTATAATCCTTTCTTGCTTTAGCAATACTCTTGATTGTTGTTTAGCTACTTCTACATTATTTGTTTTAAATACTTTTAAGTAGGACTGCACTACGTCTTCACCATTTGCAACGTATCTTGCAAAGAGTGTTTCTTTAGTTGTGGGGTTTTTTCTTTGCCTTACAGACTGTTCGCTAGTTTTATCAGATGAAAAAGAATATATATTTTTTTTAGGTTCACCTGAAAGAGTTTCATTTGTATTAACTCTGCGCAATCCTAACAAAGTTCGTACGTAGTAGTTGTTTGTTTTATTATTAAACTTTTTTTTATCTAAAATTCTAACAACCTGTCCGTCATCTGTAAGTGTGTATGAACCGTTACGTGCGGTGCGCCAATTTTCTTCAAGATTTTTATTAGGAAAGTATTTTCTAAACTCTTCTTCAGATTTAAAAACAAACTCTTGTTTGCCTTTGACCTTACGTTCATACACTTTCTGTATCTTCAGCTATCTTTTTTATAAACCAAGTAAGTTCTTCGTTTGATTTAAGAACTTTGAATAATTCGGTTTGTAGTTCTGATTTGTTAAACATTAGATAACTAGGGTTTATTCTTTCTAGGTATCTTTTTTGAAATGACTTTAATTGTTTTTCCATAATATTCCTTTATCAAGTTATGGTATAAATTATAAATAAATGTTTTATATCGAAAGTTTTTTGTTGATTTATTTGTTTATGTGTATATATTAATAATATATATATAATATATAGATATATATATAATATCTATTAATATACTATTACGTAGTATATATATATAATATATACCAAAACTTGAAAAAATAGCCCAGCTATGTGTGCGCCTCTTTATTATGCCCCCCACACCCCGTTCTACGTAATTACGTTGCAAAAATTACGTTGAAATTTTTACGTTACGTTTTGCAGGTTAAAATATATATAAAATTTTCTCTGACATTACGTAAAATTTTTCTGTCAATACGTCAGATAAAAAGTACCTCTAATTTATTGTATATACGTGTATTATTGTTTTTTAATATTAACGTATGATTACGTAAAATGTCTATAATATGCGCTATTTAGGGCGCATTATAGACTATTGAGCGTTTTGAGCGTTTACGTAATTATCTTCAATACGTAGTATTATTTATTTGGTATTAAGGTAGTATTGTATTATATTCCAATATGGCGAAGCCCTTATATATAACAGTTTTAAAAAACGTAAAAATTTCGATAGTGTTACGTATTCATATTTACTTGGAGGTAAATACATATGAGTAAACACGTAACAGAAAAAAAGCCTAGCACCATTAAAGGCTATAAAGTTAATGGTAGTAACGTAATCCTAACACCAACACAAATGGAGTCAATGACTGCCAACTATGATATGATGGGTAATTTACAATTCGATACAATCGAAGCGTATATTTGTGCATTAGTCTCTAATGTGTTAAAGTCGCATAACGTAACAATAACATCTTTTCAAGTTGGAGCGGATAAAACTGGTTCAAATTCTGATGTTATGAATACGTTTTTACAAGAGATTGACAAATTACATAAGCAGTTTGTTAATGATTGTAAAGGTGAAATATTTTCTATTGATGGGAAATATTTTTGGCTAGATGGTAAAAACAAGTTGCGGGAATTTTCTGCAACTTTTACAGCACGTACGCCTGATGGCTATACTGCTAAAAGCTATCAAGAGCATTTAACGAAAAAAGCCACCGCTCTTGGTTTAAACCTAGATAACGAGGTTAAGGACGTTATCGAAGAAGAAAAAGAAGAAGTTGACGAAGTAGTCAACGAAATATAATAACCCGAATGCGTAACACTATCAAAAAATTTAATTCACATATTTATTTATATTACGAATATAAAGCATTATTAAAAATAAAATCTGAAACTTTTAATAGAGATTATTTTATTAAAGCTAAAAAACGTAACGCTAAAACAATTACAAACGAAAATAAAAAGAAGTATTATTTTAAAGGTAAGCGGAAAGAATTAAAAGATTGCGAACACGTACGTTTTATGGTTCAAACATTATCAGAAAATAATAGATTAGATTTATTAACAGACGAATTTTTTGAGATGGATAAGTGAACGTAGGTTCTAGAGGTCCAGACGTACAAAAATTTACTAACAAAGAAAGCTTCGTACTTACGAAGTAAAGAAAGGAACGTAACTATGAAATCATTTCACCACATACTAGAGTTGCTAGACCGTATATTTGACTTCCTCGGAAGTGATACTATGTTCTACATTATTACTATTTGGTTCTTACTAATATTTTTATCAATATTTATTTAGGACTCATTGCTGCGTGGACTTCGCTAGTTACAACGTAGTAGTGTTTACCTCCGTAAGCGTAGAGCATTCCAAGTCTTTCTTCCTTCTTGTACTTGGTTGTAAGTCTCTACGCATTTACGTAAAAAGGAGAGCAAACTAATGCAAACATTTC